TTATTTCAATGCATTTAATAGACCTTCAGCATTAGCAAATGATACTGACGTAGTATTATTTCCAGAACAATATAAACCTGTATTATTAGCTAGAGCAAGATATTATATTTATCAATTTAAAGATAATATTTCTCAAGCTCAACTAGCTTTAGATGAATATAAAAAAGGTTTAAATAAAATGATTGAACAATTAAATGCTCCACAACCTAAGTATGTGGAAGATGATAGAAGATTATTTATATAAGGATAACATAAATGCCAACTCAAGGAGCTTCCATTACTGTACAAGGTGGCTTGGATTTAGTTTCAAGTTCACATGCTTTATTTAGAACTCCTGGTGCTGCAACTAAATTACAAAATTTTGAATCTGCTACAACAGGTGGATATAGAAGAATAAGTGGTTATCAAAAGTGGGGAGGAGCAAGTGCAACAATTCCTTCTGGTTTATCAACAGATGCTATTCATGGTTTAACTCATTATAATGATGGTGTATTAGTTGCACAGTCTGATGATTTATATTATAGTAATGATGGTATAACTTATTTACAAATTAATAAAGATACCTTCTCAGCTATATCAGGAACAGTAAGTGTTAATTCTGGTTCAACAACTGTATTAGGAGCAGGAACAACATTTACAACTGCTGTTCATGTAGGAGATATAATTAAAATATCTAGTAAATATTATCATATTATTTCTATAGTAAGTGATACAGAATTAACTATTGATTTAGCTCCAACTGCAACACAAAATGGTTTAACACTTTATCATGGAGGTGCAACTGCAGCTCAATTAGCTACAGCAACAACAATACCTAGAACAAATCAATCTAATGTTCAATTTATTAATTTTGAATCTGAAGGTGAAAATGGTTCTATTTATATTGTTGATGGACAAAATAAAGTAGCTGAGTTTCAATATGATTTTGATGGTTATCATTTTTTAGAATTAAATAGGTCAGCACCAACAGGTTGTAAATTTATTGAAAAGTTTGCAGAAAGAATAATTGTTGCTGGAAGTGATGCTGAACCTAGTACACTTCATTATAGTACTAGATTAAAACCTTGGGATTTTGAAGGTGCATCTGCTGGTTCTATTGATATTGGTGATGTAATTACTGGTATTAAAGTCTTTAGAAATTCACTTATAGTATTTTGTAAAAATAGTATATATGAGTTGACAAACCTTGATTCTACTCCTATAATTAAATCAGTAACTAAAAACATTGGTTGTGTAAATGGCAACTCAATTCAGGAGATAGGTGGAGATTTAATTTTTCTAGCACCTGATGGATTAAGAACAGTTGCTGGTACTGCTAGAATTGATGACGTAGAATTAAGTTCTATCTCTAGAAAAATATTACCATTAATTAATGACTTACTAGATAATATTGGTAATTATACAATATCAAGTATTGTTATTAGAGAACGAAGTCAATACAGATTATTTTATTATCAATCTGGTCAAGCTGATTCAGGACAAAGAGGAATCATAGGAACATTTAAATATAGTTCAGATGGTGTACCTGCTTTTGAATGGAGTCAAACAAAAGGTTTACCTGTAAAATTTTGTACATCAGATTTAGATAATTCAGGTACAGAAGTTATTTATCATGCTGATGAATCTGGTTACATCTATCAACATGATACTGGAAATAGTTTTGACGGTAATAATGTTGACGCAGAATTTCAAACACCAGATATGGACTATGGTGATAATGGTTTAAGAAAAAGTTTATACAAAGTAAAAGCTAATATTGAACCTGAAGGAACACAAAACGATTTACTATTAAGAGTAAGATATGATTTTGATAGTTCAGAAGTACCTCAACCTGCAAATTTTAATGTAGGTAATTTAAGTTCTGCATCATTATTTGGTTCAGCAGTTTTTGGTACAGCAGTATTTGGAGCATCAAGTTTACCTAGTAAAAGTATTTTAATTACAGGTAGTGGATTTTCAAATAATTTTAAATTTTTTAGTAATGATACTAATGCTCCATATTCAGTAAATGGAATGTTTGTTTCATTCATAGCAGGAGGAAGAAGATAATATGGCAGGATACATTAGACAGAGTTCATTTATTGATGGTGATACTATATCGGCATCATTATTTAATAATGAATACAATCAACTATTAGCAGCATTTAATAATTCAACAGGACACAAACATGATGGTACTGCTGCTGAAGGACCTGTTATAGCTTTAATTGGAGATGCAGGATTAACAACTCCTCTTAACAAAGTATCTATTGATACTTCAAATAATGAAATAGAATTTTCTATTAATGTAGGTTCGGTAGCAACTGAACAATTTAAAATTATAGATGGTGCAATTGTACCAACAACAGATAATGATATTGATTTAGGTACATCATCTTTAGAATTTAAAGATGCATACTTTGATGGTACAGTAAATTTAGATTCATTAGTCATTGGTTCAGCTACAGCTATTACAGATGTAGATACAGATTTAACTTCAGTATCAGCAAGTGATGATACATTAGCTAGTGCTAAAGCAATTAAAACATATGTTGATGCACAAGTTACAGCTAGTGATTTAGATTTTGAAGGTGATACTGGTGGTGCTCAATCAATTGATTTAGATTCACAAACTTTAACTATTGCTGGTGGAACAGGTATTTCTAGTGTAGGTTCTGCTCAAACAATAACTTTAAATATAGATTCATCAGTTGCAACACTAACTGATACTCAAACTTTAGAAAATAAAACTTTAACAACTCCAGTAATTTCTTCAATCTCAAATACTGGAACTATTACTCTTCCAACATCAACAGACACATTAGTAGGTAGAGCAACTACTGATACATTAACAAATAAAACAATTGATAGTGCGAACAACACTATTACAATTACAGAGGCTGACATTTCTGACTTAGGTTCTTACATTACAGCTTCTAGTACAGATACACTTACAAATAAAACATTTGACGCAAATGGTACAGGTAACTCAATATCAAACATTGAAGTTGCTGATTTAGCATCAGGTGTATTAGATACAGATTTAAGTTCTGTATCAGCAAGTGATGATACACTTGCATCTGCGAAAGCGATTAAAGCATATGTAGATGCTCAAAACGCTAATCAGATGACAACGTTTACTATCTCTGATGATAGTTCAACAACGTCAACAATTACACAATCTGATACACTTCAGTTTTTAGGTGGAACAGGTATTGGTTCAACAGTATCTGGTGACACAGTAACTTTTGCGATTGATAGTACAGTCACAACAAACTCTGGTACACAAACACTTACAAACAAAACAATTGATAGTGCTTCTAACACATTAACATTAGATTTAGGAGAAGGTACTTTAACTGGTACAACTGCTGAATTTAATACTGCGTTACAAGATGGTTCTTTCGCTACATTAGCAGGAACAGAAACATTAACAAATAAAACGATTGATGCTTCTTCAAACACACTATCAAACATTGCTAACGCATCATTAACTAACTCTACAATTAGTGTTACAGATGGTTCAACATCAACTAACGTTGCTCTTGGTGGTACACTTACAATTCAAGGTACTTCAAACGAGATCGAAGTTGGTGAAAGTTCTGGTACATTTACAGTTGGTTTACCGACTAACCCAACAGTTGGTGGTAACTTAATAGTTACTGGTGACTTAACAGTTAATGGTACTACAACAACAATATCTACAACTAACACAGTTGCTTCAGATCAGTTATTTGAATTAGCCAATGGTACGACAGGTACTCCTGCTAATGATGCTGGTATTGTAATCGAAAGAGGAGATGCTGATAACGCATTTATCGGATTTGATGAAAGTGCTGATAAGTTTATCGTTGGAACAACTACAGCGACAGGTGCTTCAACAGGTGACTTAACACTCACAACTGGTACTTTAGTTGCGAATTTAGAGGCGACAACAGCAACGTTAGGTGGAAGTGATATTATCTCAACTGATAACACTAAAACTTTAACAAACAAAACAATTGATGCTTCTTCAAACACATTATCTAACATTGGTAATTCTTCACTTACAAATAGTACATTTACTATTCAAGGTAGTGACTCATCAACAGATGCAGTTGCACTAGGTGAAACATTAGTAATTGCGAATGGTGAAGGTATTACAACAGCGATTTCTTCAAATACATTGACAATCACTGGAGAAGATGCAACAACTTCTAACAAAGGTATCGCTTCATTTAGTTCTGACAACTTTGCAGTATCTTCTGGAGCAGTAACAGTTACTACGATTGACGGCGGAACATTTTAATTAGTCGTCTGTAGGAGATTTTATTTATGGCGACTATTATAAAGTTAAAACGAGGTACGACTACTCCAACTACTGGTGATATAACCAGTGGTGAAGTTGCAGTTGATACTTCGACACAAAAACTTTATATCAATGATAGTGGTACGGTAAAAGAGATTGGTGGAGGTGGTAACACTTTTTCAACAATCAATTTAAATGATTCCACTAACGTTGTCGCCGATTCAACTTCTGACACATTAAATTTAGATTCCTCAGGCCTTATAAGTATAACGGGTGACGCTTCTATTGACACCATTACAGTTAGTACAGTTTCATCATCTGTTATACCTTTTTTAAAGGCTGATGGTTCATCATCAAATATTGATTTACAAACAAGTGGAACAATTGGTGATGTTATAAGTAATCTACACATACCATTTACAAAATCAGATGGT